CTTCATATCAGCCCCGAATAGCTGAAGCCTTGCACCATTAGGCATAGTCATTGTTAGATTGTGCTCCGTAAAGTCTGCACCAATCCCAAATGCTTCATCTTGTTCTTTAAGAATTTCCCACATGATGTTTTTAGCTGAGTCTCTTGTAAGAGCTATGTAGGGGCATAAGCAACCTGGATACTTCATCATAGTACGCTTGAACCGAAGTGCTAGACCATGAGTCTTTCCTGCCCTTCGAGTACAACATGCTGCGATGAATCTAGAAGGATCTGTTACAAATGCGTCTTGTTTAACGAATGTAATGTCTCTGATGTCACTACCATCTTCTTGAATAGCTTGGGCGCGTCTTATTAGCTCAATAGCTACCTCCCTGTAGTTCATTCGAGACTAAAGATCCAATAAGCACAAAGAATATAAACAAAGACCGAACACACTAGATATAAACGATAAAGCGGATGACTAATGGTTATTGATAGCTCATACATTGTGTTTACGGTGTCCATAAGAAGAACTGATAAAACAACATACCTCATGTCTCTTCTTTCTTTTTAGCTTCGATAAGTTCTAGAGCTTCTTTACCAGCTTCTAGTAGGTCTTCATCACTCATTTGCTCTAAAGGTCCTACCTCAACCTTGTCAGGAACCTTCCCTATAAGCCTTTCAAGTAAAACGGTCAGCCTTGAATAGTCACCGGACTGAATAGCCTTCGCTGCTCCACTCGCAAGCCAGACCTCTAGTACTGTTTTATTATAGTTTTTGAGCTCGTCAGGCTTTGCTGACAGGATTTTGTTGAGCAGGACAGAGAATTCCGTCTTAGTAAGCATGTTAAGCGTGTGAGCCTCTACAGGAAGCCTTGGCCTCCCATGACCTACACTTACTTTATTCCCCTGTTTGAACCATGATCGTCGCGGTTTTGTCATCGATTCATTCAACTTTGCGTCATTTTATGTTTATGCTCCAAAATGCCGCATAGAGCATAAAGATTAGTAATACCATAGCCATTGTTTTCTCGCGTTGTGTCAATGGTGTAGAAGATATCTTTTCTATTAGTCCCATTGAGAACAAGAAGAAGAATGCACTAATAGCGTATTTCAATTACGTGTCTTCTGGTAAGAGTTCAATTGAGTGAATATTGCCATGCGGCAAGACAAATTCTTTCCCTTTTGTTTTAACATAGACACCTATTGGAGTGATCTCCATTTCGGCTTCTTGTCGGATGTGATCAACTGAAGTATGTACTGTGGTACCGAGCTGAACACCTACATGCATTCTCACCATTTTAACTTTTCTGTTCTTCATTAGGTTTCTCCTGTTTAACTTTCATAATGTCTCTAGTAATTCCTGTGATATGTTTTTGAAGGCTGTCTATCTCTTCTTGTAGAGCCTTGAGTACGCAGTATTTTTCACCTAACACGGCACAAAAGTTAGCGTATTCGTTCTCCATTGATTTGAGGTCCTTTTCCACTTGATCTCCTTTATATCCTGTATGGGTCATAGGTCATGTTTGGGAGTTTTTTAATAAGTTCATCTACTGGATAGGTCCAGTGAGTGAATGTACAGTTGTCTAGACTTATCTTAAGATTTGAGATCATTTGCTTGGCGATGCCTAGTTGTCTGAATTCTGGTTTAACAAAGATGTAGTGAACTACAGGTCCATCCATTCCAGTTTCATAGATTGCATAGGCGAGTATTATGTCTGGATTGTCTTTCATATGGGCTATAGAAATTCTTGATCTGGATATTATGGATTCAATGATTTTGTGATGCCACTTATAGAAGATGGTGTTCTTGATTCGTTTAGCGAAGTAGCTTTCCTTTTTGTAGGACTTAAGCCACGTAGCGAATATAAATGGGATGTCTTCATCTTGATGCGTTCTTACTTCAAATTCTACTGGGTCTATGACTAGCTCAAACAACCTATTCCCCCTTGCTTGCTAAATATAGGGAATATCAATTGAGATTAGTTTGTCAAATTATTTACATGGGACTGGAATGAATTGTTCTTTTTCTAATATGAAGCAATGTGGATAAATCTTTTTCTTACTCTCAAGATATGGGAGTTGAATGGGTTGAGTTAAGATGTTGTTGACGCTACTCTCCGCCATGAGAATAGCGATCATTATTTTAAGTACGATTCTCATAAATCACTCACATACCGTTTTAGTGTATCCAGAATAACTGTCTGTATAACTTCTGCATTCAACGGTTCTTTGTCTATTACTGTTATTTAATGAGTTACCAAAGCTTTGTAGGCTAGCACCCATTGATCTCATTGTTGCATTTTCTTCTGACTTCTTTACGGATACACATTCGTCAAGACTTCCGTATCGTTTCCACTCGTCTTCGACGTGACACTTCTCATAAGGTGTTAACGAAGCACATGACATAATTACAAAACTCATTAAAATTGTTATTAGTATCTTCATAACTTCCCCCTTAAGCAGCTTTTTGTTTCTTGCTTACTTCTATTTCTTTCCATTCGGTTGTCTTAATTAATGGCTTAATTTTATCAGCTCCAAGTTTCTCTATCATAACGTCTATTCCTGGTAAGTACTGACGCTCTCGTGACTTAATCACTGCCACATAGTCAGTAGTCGAACATGAACCATTTACTTTAAGTATAATGGCTAATGGCTCACGTTCTTTTTCAAGTACCTTTAATTGGGCTTTTAAATCATCTATTTTGTCTGTTAGTTCTTTGTATTGCGCGAGCATATCATTTGTAATTCTCATATATCACCTCTTATACTTATAATCATACTAATAAATATGAGATATGTCAATACTTGTTTTGATGCATTACGTTAATTGTAGACCTTATTAGGATGACTTTACAGTCTTGCCGCTAAACGCTTCCAATCTCAGTCCGTTAATATTTCCTTTTTAATTGTTTCTGCAACTGCTTGCATGAATTTAGGCATAACAGCATTACCTAGACGCGCCCATTGTTCCCTAAAAGGGCCCACTAATTTCCATTCATCAGGAAAAGAACAAAGCCTTTTGGCTTCTTCAATTGTTATTTGTCTATGCTCGGTAGGATGAATAAAATTTACGTTGCTACCAGGAAAGGTTTTTGGAATTGTTGGACTTGGCTTGTTCCATTCTAACCTTAATATTCCAAAGCCACCATGGATGTATTTGGAAGCGTTTTCGCCAGGCTTAATCTTCTTAATAAGGTCTTTTAAAACGTATTGTTTTCTTCTATGAAGAGAATAATCAGTATTACAAAAGGTCTTGTTATTAATTCCTTCAAAAGCTTTTCTTGTATCTATGATTTTGTTGGTTGGACTTGGATAGCTTGGAATCTTATTTAGGTCTTTCCGTATGCCAATAAATATTGTTCTTTGTCTCGATTGAGGAACTCCATAATACATTGCATTCATAAGCTTACATTTAACATTGTAATTCATAGATTTAAGAGTAGTCATGATTTCAATGAACTTGCCCTTCATTGTTCCTTTAATCATTCCAGAAACATTTTCCATTACAAAGACTTTGGGCTGTAGTTCTTGAATAAGCCTTGCATAGTGATTGAATAAGTCATTTCTTGGGTCTGAGACTTGACGCTTACCTGCTGTTGAAAATCCTTGGCATGGTGGAGAACCATCAAGAACATCTAGCTCGCCTGGTTTTAACTTACAAAAATCCAAAATTTCTTTTCCAGTTACTTTTGTTATGTCTTTATGCCAAACAGGTACTTCTGGAAAATTAAGCTTAAAGCATTCAACTGCATGGGCTTCCCAATCAATTGCAAGTAACTCTTGAAATCCTGCCCATTTATAGCCTAATGAACTTCCTCCAGTTCCTGCAAAAGTTGATATTACCGTAGGCTTATTCATGACCATTTATAACCACATGAGGGACATTCTTTATCTGTTGGCAAATTCTCATCCAGCTCTTTTTCATTAATTTCAACTTCACACAGATCAAGTTTGAAGTTAGGCATTCCTAAAAGGTCCAGGTCAAAGTCTGGACCATGCTCCGGTAAATCTAGATTAATTCCTGACAGGTCTAATTCTGCCCATGATGCAATAGCGTTGTCACTCACTGAAAAAGCATAAGCTTGTTCTTCTGTAACAAAGTCTTGATAAGATACAGGAACCTCTTTAAGGCCTAGTTTTTTAGCTGCCAGAAGCCTCCCATGCCCAGCCATAACTAGCCCCGACTGATTACTAACTATGATAGGCCACCGCCATCCCTGATATTGAATTATCTTAGCCAATCTCTCTATTTGCTCTTCAGAATGAATATTTCTATTTTTAGGATTAGGCTTAAGCATCTCTATTTGTACCCATTCAATTTTAATCATTTGATTAGCTCCTTACATTTCTATTATCATACTATTTATGAGAGTCTTATTAATTCTTTTAGTTCTTGTTATT